GGGGTGCTGCGGATCCCACGGCGTGAACTGGTAGCCCGTCGGCAGCTGCTCGATCTCGCCGGGGTTCGCGCCCCAGGAGACGGCATTCGTGCCCGCGTTCGGGTTGACTTCGGGCGGCGGCCCGGAGTCGGCCGACGAGGTCAGGAAGCCCATCTTCGCCGAGGCCGTGCGGGCGGCCACCAGCTCGGCCTCGCGGTAGCCGCCGAGCATCTTGAGATCGACGACGACCGGCGCGAACCAGGTGACGGCGCGCGACTGCCGCGGCCGGCGCTGGACGTAGAGGTGGATGATCTGGTCGGCCGGCACCTTCTCGCGGATCCGCTGCTGCGGGTCCGATGGGTGCTCGGTCCAAAGGTGATAGAAGACGGGCCGGTGCCAGTCGTTCAGCTCGATGCCCATCGAGATCCGATTCGACCCCGGCATGGCGGCGACCGTGTACGTCGCGTCGAGCTGGTCCGGGTCGAGCAAGTCCAGGGCGAAGCCGAACTCGTTGTCGAAGCCCCGCACCATGCGGATGAGCACTTCGCCCTCGACGACCTCACCCTCGACGATCATGCGCTGGACATCGACCCAGGAGCCGCGGCCATCGACGGTGCAAGTGCCGACCTCGCCCCATCGCTGCCAAGCATCCTCGATCTGGTCGTTCAGCGTGTCGTTCTGGGCGCCCCGCGTGCTCTCGATCTTGGCCTGGAGGCAGATGCCATCCTTCCCGACCACGTTCTCCGAGAAGATCGCCGGCACGGCCGCCGCGCTCGCGTTGTTGATGACGAGATCGCGCGCGCGGTTCCGCAGGGTCTGGATGTCGAACCGCATCGCCATATCGGCGGAGAGGCGGCCCATCAGCCAGTCCATGTTCAGGCGATTGAATGCCCCGCCCGCGTAGGTCGTCGCCTGCGGGCGCATCTCGTTCGCGATCGAGAGCAGCGGGTTCCGCATCTAGCGCCTCACGCGGCCGCGGCGGCGAGCTTCGCGGCGTCGGCGGCGACCTTGTCGGCGAGTGCCTGCACCTGCTGGACGGCGTCGGGCGGCACGATGCTCGGCACCGAGCCGAGCTTGGTGACCGCGGCATCGACGGCGGTCGCGAGATCGGATTCGGCCTGCGTGAGCGCGGCGAGGGCGGCGGTGAAGTCCATGATGGCACCAGCGAGAAGGGTGAAGAGCACGACCTGGATGAACCCGAAGAGCACGAGCGCGAGGATCATTTGCCGCGGGACCGCGTATAGAGGCCGTCCCGCACCAGCAACCACAGGAACCGCCAGCCGACTCCAGAGAGCAGGAGCAGGCCGGCCGAGAGCATCCAGACCGGGCCGCGCCAGACAGGCAGCAGCGCAGCAATGCCGGCGGTGAGGAGCATCCATCCGGCCAGGATCGCGAGCGCGGTGAGGAGCTCGGCCACGGGGAATGGGGATTCGGGCATCAGACGTTCCACTGGGGGAAGCTCTGCGACGTGTCCTGCATCCGGCTGAAGCGGATCTCGACGGCCGGCAACTTCCCATCGCCGCGCTCCTGCGCGACCTCGCGCGCATACTTGGCGCGCATGCTGTAGAGCGTCGAGAGATCGAGCTTCGCGATCGAGCGGCCCTCGATCCCATAGCTCATATGCGCGTTCCCCGTGCCGGTGATGCGCGCCTGGATCTCCAGCTCGAGCAGCGCGAGCATCTTGCTCGCATGCGACTGGACGACGGTGCCGATGTTGACCGCCGGGTTCGCGAGGATCGTGAACTTGCCCGATCCCGCATCGTAGACATCCGCGCCCAGCGAGACGCGCGCGACCCAGCGATAGATGCCGGCGAGCACGAGATTGGTCGCGGGCGATCCGGCGGGCGTCGCGTGAACGAGGTAGTTATTGCTCGTCGGCTGCGGCGTCGTCGGCAGCGCGAGCGAATAGGGGCCGGTCAGGTAGTAGTTGAGCGCCCAGCCCTCCGACGGCGGATAGTCGGGGAGGACGCGCGTCCATTGCCAGGACTCGCCTGGCGTCAGGAACTGCGGCTCCTGCTGGGGCACTTGATACGTCAACGGCGCGCTCCGGATGCAAGTCGGCGGCCATTATCCCCTCGTCGCGAGTGAGGGAACGGCGGCCGCCGTCATCCGGGCACGCTGCAGGCGCGCGGTGCGCGCTCTGGCGTCAGATCGTCATCTGGAGGTTGATATTAAGCCCCGTCGGGGCTATGCGCAAGCCCCCGCGCGGCGCTCGCGCCGCCAACGTGCGGAAGAGCGCCGCGGCGGCTCGGTGGCGCGGAGGAACTCGAGGGACGCGATCATGCCGCCGAACTGCTTCTCGACGGTCACGCCAGTGAGCCGAAGCGGCGCCGATGATCGGATCGGTGGCATTGGCTCCCATGTGCTGTTGTAAACGGCGCGGAGCCGCTCATGGAGGCCGAGCCGCCAGTGCCGCGACGCGCGATTCGCGCGCGCCTGCTGCCGATTGCGGAGTCTTCGCTTGATTAGGCTCGCCATAATGCCTCCAATTAGTCGCGCCATGACTGCACGTAGTTGCGCGGTTGCCGCCGCGGGACGCCGTGGAAGCGCGCCTCCTCGTCCGATTCCTGCGGCGCGGCCGCCGCCGGATGCTCGGCGCGCGCGGCCAGTTGCGCCGCCAGCTTCCCGAGATCGCGCACGGTGCCGGCGCCGAGGCGGTGGAGCGCGGCCATGCTCAGGATCCGGATGTCGAGCGCCTCGTTCCGGCGGTTCGGTGCCACATTCTCCCATTCGCGTTTGACCTTCCCCCGGACGAGATGCCGGACCAGGCGCTCGGCCGTGAGTTGCTCGAGGATCTCGACCGTCGCCCACTCGGGGAGATGCACATAGCCTGGCTCACCGGCGGGGACGCGGAGCTGCGAGCGGAGGAACTTCTCCTTCGCCGCGAAGGTGCCGATCGGATAGACGAGCACCTTCGCCTGGCTCTGGCGGCTCGGCTTCCCGAGGATGTGGATCCCATCGCCCTGGATGCCCTTTGCCGCGCAGACGTTCTCCGCCACGAACTCGCGGCAATAGGCATACGCCGCCGCGGTGTGGTAGCCGGTATCGACCATGACGCAGGACGGCCGGATCCAGATCCCCGTCTCATGCAGGATCGGGTCGTGCCGCAGCGCCGTGAGCTCGCGCCATGGCCCGAGCGTGCCGGGATCGCCGGGGATCTGCTCGACGCGGATGAGCCAGCTCTCCTCCTCCTCGCCCCAGCCCCAGACCTGGTATTCCAGGCGGTCGGCCTGCACGTCCACGCCGGCTGTCAAGAGCGCCGCCGCCTTCGGGATGCTCTCGACCGCGTCCCGCTGATTCGGCGGCACGATGCGCGGGTAGGCCTCGAGGCGCGCGAGCAGCGTGTGCGACTTGATCGACTCGCCGGGCTGCTCCCACGTCTCCGCGAGCACGGTGTTGACGAAGACCTTGAGCTTCTCGGGGATGTTGCGCGCCTTCAGGAAGTCCTCGACCAGGAGCGCCCAGGTGCTGCCGCCGAAGGGCGAATAGAGGCCGTTGAGGAAGAAGCTCGGATAACGCCCGTCCGGGTTCTGCGCGCGCCACTCGCCGCGCTCGAGCATCTCCGCCTTGAACTGCTCCTCGATCAGCGCGCCACATTTCTCGCAGAGATATGCCGCCGTCTCCGGCTTGCCGTGATCCCACTTGAGGCCAAAGGGCGACGTCGGGTCGCCCCAGCGGAGCGTCTGGGAATGCGCGCAGTGCGGGCATGGGACGAAGTAATGGCGCTGATCCCCGCCTTCGAACTCCGGCTCGATGATGCTCTCGCCCTTGTTGCCGGGCGTCGAGGCGATGTCCACCTGGGCGTCCGCGAAGGTCGCCGTGCGCTTCTCGGCCAGCGCGATCGGGTCGCCCTCCGTGCCGGCCGAGTCCTTGAACCGATCCGCCTCATCGACGAGCACGCGCCCGATGGGCCGCCCCGCGAGTCCCGCCGGCGCATTGCTGCCGACGATCGCGAAGAAGCCGCCCGGGAAGAGCTTGAGCCGGAGTGTATTATCGACCGAGCGTGACTTCTGCTCGCGCACCTTCTTCGCGAGCGACGGGGTCGCCTCGACCATCGTCGTGAACCGCTCCTTCGAGAAGCTCTCGGCGAACTCGACCGTCGGTTGCACCATGAGGATCGACCGCGGCTCCTCGTCGATCGTCCAGCCGATCACGTTCTCGAAGATCGTGCTCTTGGCGAGCTGCGCGCCCCAGAGGAGCACGACGCGCCGGATGGTCATATCGCTCATGACGCGCATGACCTCGCGCGCATACGGCGTCCGGGCGCTCGAGTAGGGACCGGGCTCGGCGGCGCCGGATTCCGCCGCGATGATGCGCTTCGTATCGGCCCATTGGAGAATGTCGATCTGGGTCTTGGCCGCGAAGGCAACTCGGAAGGCGGCGGCCGCTCGCTGCGCGAGCCGGGCGATCATGGCGCGTCCGCCTCGCGCTCGACCTCATCCGCGGCGGCGACGTATTTCTTCGCGAGCTCCGCGCAGAGCCTCTTGAGCACGGCGCGCGCTTCGGCCGGCGTCGTGGCGCGCTGCACATCGCTCGCGAAATGCGGCAACCCGCCGCGGAGCGGGCCGGCCAATCGTGACAAGACCTCCTCGACCGCGGCGTCGAAGAGCGCGACTTCGACGAGCTCGCCCCGCTCGCGGGCGAGCGCCAGCTTCGCCAGCTCGCCGTCCGTCTCCATCTTCTCGGCGCGCGCCGCATCCAGGCGCGTCAGCAGGGTCTTCTCCTCATCGACGCGCCACCGGATGACGTCGGGGATGAAATAGAGCCCGTCGGGCTGGCGCGGGATCGGCTTGGTGGCGACCGTCGTGTCGGACCAGCCGAGGATCTTGGCGATCATGCGCTGGCTCACGCGCAGCGACTCGACCGCCGCCGCCTCACGGTCCTTGTTGATGCGCTTGCGGCCGGGCTTTGCGCCCCGCTTGGCGCCCTTATAGGCCGGACACATTGTTTCGCAACTTTTTAGCTAGGTTCTCCCCGAGGTCGCCGTGACC